GGTGGCAGGTTCGGTAGACGGAGTACTAATTGCGCCTTCCGCTGCGTATTCAGGTGTAGGCACACCGCCAAATACGTTTGTAACGTTTCCAACGGTTACTGCAAACTTGATGTGAGCAACTCCGGTGGTACGACCACTTGTGTGATCTCCTTCAAGATATTGCTCGCCTTCCCAGTTGGTAGTTTGAGCAAAACCATTAAGGCCACGGTGTTGAAGAATAGCGGCACGAACTGCTGTGGCGTAAGCAGACGTTAAAGCTTGGGTTTCTTGCCAGTCTTTTGTTCCATAGACATAAACCATTACGTCTACGCGCCAATTTGTGCGAATTGCATTGTTGTAAACCTGGGGAACGCCAATTGTATTTGGCACTTCAACCAAGATCGCTGCACTAACGCCACGAGGCATTGTGCGGTAGTCGGGACGGTGTCGATACTCGAAAGGCTCGTAAAGAACCTCTGACCCAATTTGCCGATTCATTTCGGCTATGTAAGAAGGAAGCCATTCTTGAAGAGTGTTATAAAAAGCTTCTTGTACAGAGTGACCACCGTACAAAGGGCCGTAGGCATTATTTGTAAAGTCGGTGTTCCAATTTGTCCACCAATTTGAATTAGCCATTACGCACCTGTAAACCCGTCAGCTTTTTTGGAAAGATAACTTTTTGTAAACTTAAGAAGATAACTGAGATGGTTTTGAAAAGCTTTGTATGCATGCAAATCAAAAGAACCTTCAGAATGTTTTTTAACAATATCAGTTGCCAGCTGTAACTCTTTGCGTGAAAGTTCGTCGTGGCTCTTTCTAATATCAATACCAGCTTTTTGAAGCTCACTAAGCACTTTGTTTGTTGTACTTACTCGTTTGTGAGCTTCTTTAATTGAAAACCCTTGGTCAATGTGAGAAAACTTTGCAAAGTCTTTATACATTTGCTCTTGCGTTGAGCCAGCGTTAGAGTTTTCTTTGGTTTTAATTTCTTTTTGTACCGACTCAGAGTTGCGATCGTGATGTTCGGAAACTCGATGACGAGCTTCTTTTCTAAAACGCTCGCCGTGCTTGGCACTATCTTTGTAACCTTTTGTCTTGCTAATCTTTCCTAAGTCAAGATAAAGTTCTATAAGATCTGCAACCAAAAGGGTGAACTCTGGCGTTATGGTAACGAATTCACGCTGAACGCCATCTTTGGTGTTACCAATTTGTTGAAGGTAACCGTAGTTTCTTGTCATCCAACCGTAGGCTTTAAACGTACCCTGTTCATTACGGGGGTCAATAATGGCGCGAATACCTTTTTGACCAACAGTTTCCCAGCGAGGGGCTATAGCCGCGCTTTCCAAGAAACCATAATTAACAAGAGTCCGATCGTCTTGTTTATATTTACTAACGTATGGCTCTGAGGTGGGCTCTTGCCAAGTTTCGCTAATTCCAAATCCTGGAGCGGGGCCGCCGTTTTCAAAGCGCTCTTGTTCCATAACGGAAAAAAGTTCTTGAATCTCCTGCATGACTGGGCCGGTGTTCTTGAGGCGCTCAACAAAGATTTGTAGTTTTGCGGTTACTGTAGATTCACCATCAAAAACAAAACCTTCTTTGTTTGTACCAGAAACACGACTAAAGCTTCCGCCTTTTCGAGCGATTCCGCTTTCTTTGCCAACTCTAGATGTAGGCATTTTAAGCCCTTACCCAAGGTCCAATGAGTTTGTTGATCTGATTTTCGATCTCATCAAGGTTTAACTCGCGACGAGTTTGAGGTTCAAACTCAAGAATGACGAACTTTGCAGCCTGATACAGACAGGCGCGACGAAGTGACGGTGGGATACCATTTGTATAGCCACCGCTATAAACAACCTTGATTCGGCTGCCTTCAGGGGCAAATGTGCCCAATCGAAACCAAACGTGACCATCAGTTACGTCTGGGCCGCGAACTCCACCGTTAAGGAAGTCAATGGGTTGATAGTCGCCGTAAGTTCTGTATAGCGTCATGGACTCAATTGTGTAAGTCCAGAGCTCGGGATATGCCGGGGCGAACTGGTCAAGCCAAAAGTGACGAACCAGTGTTGAGGCGCCTAACGCCATAGCTTGTGATAGACCCAATGATCCGTAGATGTCCAAAGGCATGTCGGCGTTGTTGCCGTATTCCATTGGGTCAATGCCGAAGATTCTGTCTTCGTAAATGTGCCCAGTAAAGGGCGCCAAACGTCGACTTGTCAAGTCTTCTAAGTGAGCAGTTGCTTCAACCAAGATGTCCGCAATGAGCGAAGGGTCCAGGTCAACAACAAGTTCGGGGTAGCGACGTTGAAAGTCTGCAACAGTAGCAAGTGACGCCGGGTCAGAATATTGAGAGGACCCGTTTGCCATTATTACTACTCCTTGGTTGATCGACGCTTAGGTGTTGTTTTTACTTCAGAAACTTCTGTTACTTCAGCTGTTTGTTCCACAACCTCAGTAATTACTTCTTTTACTTCTTTTTCTTCGGGCTTTTGAACAGGAAAAAAGTTTTCTCCAGGGAGAGCAAGCAATTGATTTGCAAGATTCCACGGAACAAGAACAGCGCCTTCTGCGCCTGTCTTAGTCCAAGAAAAACCAGCCGCTCCGCATGGTTCATTTACAGCTAACCAAATCATGTTTAAAACCTTTCGAGTAAAATCCAGCAAGGCGGGCAGGGGGAGGAACGAGGGGAACCTACCCGCCCTGCTGGAAATTTGGACTACCTAGTCCGGGTAATACGTTGACTAATTAGTCAACGATGTAGTTGGGGCTCCAGGTTGAAGTCTGGAACGAGCCGTTGCCCGAAGTGCTGTCAAGAGCAGCGCGGACGTTAGCCAAGCGACCAATGTACTTAGGCGCACGAACGGCGAGCGTAGTGTCCGCAACGAATGCGAACGGCAGGCTGTCGGGCGATGCAGTAGTTGGGTACACGTTGACTGGCTGCATCTCACGCACGAATGGGCGTGTGATGTAGTTGGCGTCACGGGACATGAGGTAGATGCTCTGCTCACCGTTTGAGGTGAGTGGCTTGAGGCCAGTGTTAGCGTACTGGTAGGTCGACGACTGGTTGGTAGCAGCGTGTGTACCGTCACTGATCACGAGACCAGTTCCGTTGTCCACAATCTGCGTAACGGGCCAGATGTTGCCCGACGAGTCGAGGTAGTTGGCGTCCACGATACCGATGAGGGTAACAGTCGAAGTCGAACCCGAAACGCTGTTGTCGCGGTAGACCTTGTAGTGCGTTGGCTGTGAGCCTTCAGGACCCGTGGGGGTCGAGAACGTCAGCTTGATAGCCTGAGCAGTGGTGGTCACGGCGGCGAAAGAAGCGGCAGCTGAGGCTTGAATTTCACCGAAGCGAGCGATCACAGGAGCGATCTGGTAGTTGTACGTCGTACCGTTGACCAAAATACCGGTGCCACCAGCAGCGGCTGTGACAGCGCCCATCTGGTTGGTGCGAGGTGACAAGAACGAGCTCTTGACAACAGGAACACCACGGTAGGTAGGAACGATCAAACCAGCGGCAATTTCAGTCTGGTCGACAAAGCGTTGCTGGTTGATGAGCAACTGCGACAGGCGGCTGTTAGCGGCAGGCGACATGAGGAACATCCACTCGGAGTTCTCAACGGGCTCAGCAACGTTCGATTCAACGAGGTCGATGAGGAGGTCAAGGCCACCCAATGTCAATTGACCGGACTTCATGTCAATTGCGTTCTGGTCAACACCGTCGGTCCATGGGTTTGTCGACGTGTAGGCAGGAGCGCCCCAGCCATTAGCACCCTTAGCGCCACCGTAGTTGTCGATGGCACCGCCACCGACACCAGTGCTAGGGCCACCGGTCGAGGCTGAGGTGAAGGACGAGCAGATAACGTCAAGACCGTCAAACTGAGGATAAGGACCGGCTACTGTAGGAGCTTCAGCACCCCACAGAATAGCAGACTCCATGTCCCAGTACAGACCGCGGGCAGCGCCCTCGATTTCACGGGCACGGAGATCACCGATCAGGTCTGCCGTAACAGCCTGTGAGTAACCAGTAACAGCACCGACGCTCTGGAGCAGACGAATCTGGAAGTTTTCCTGAGCGTAGTTCGAGGTGCTCACGGGGCGTGCGCCACCGTCAGTCACGAAACCACCCGAAGGAAGCGTTGTGCGCTTGTTGAAGTAGTAGACCGTTGATCCCCACTTGGTTGATGGAAGTGCGCGAACCAGTGGCGCGTAACGGCGCTGGTACTCGAGCAATACTGGGTCAATTTGCTTCTGTACCAGTGCGGCGGCGCCAGCAGCGGTCAGAGCTTCTTGCAAGTCATTAGACATTTGCTATTCTCCTTAAAGAATTGGTTTATTGGTTAGAAGCCGCGTTCGGCTTGTGCAAACTTGTTAGCGAAAAATGGAGTGCTGCTCCATGCTTCGTTTTGGACCTTTCGGAAGTCTGAGGAGTTCATCTCCGCAAGGGCTTCCGGTGTGAGCTCTGCTTCGGAAAGGTCCGAGGCGTCACTGCCCATCGAACTGCCAACGAGTCCCTTGCGGAATACCTTGCCAGAGCGGTAGGATTGAACTGCGTTGTTTGTGGCTTCCTCAACGGCAGCGGTGGCAGCCTTTTGAGCAGCCTCTGCGATCATCTTGGCAACCTCATCGGCGCTGAACATATTCTTTTCTGTCACTTGATTCTCCTGTGAGTTCGTTGACTCTTCGGTGGTAACTTCAGGCTCGACTTCAGCTTCGGCAGCCTCATCGGCAACCTCTACTTCAACCTCGGGCTCTGGAGTGCTTTCAATAGGCTTAATGGTCGCAGCAATAATGCTGGCCAATGCCTCAAGGTCTGCGTCGCTCAGTGTGCGGGTAGCGGTCGATTCCTCGGCAGCAACCTCAACTGGAGCTTCGGCAGTGGTAATTTCGTCAGACACTACTGACTCCTTATCTGTGGTTGTGGCATCGTCAGATGACTCTGCCTGGGGTACGGGGCCCCCACATGAGGGGCAATACATTGCGTCTTGTGGAGTGCTTTCGCCACAAGATGCGCACTCTGGCGCACTCTTACCGGAAGCCGGTACAACGGCTCCGCAGTTAGAACAGAACATGGCGTCCTCAGCGCATTCCATGTTGCACTCGGGGCACGTTAGGGCCGTTGAGTTTGCAATCGGAGAAAGCTTCCCGCCACAAAGGTGGCAGAAAGAAGCACTTTCTGGGCAGTCTGGGTTTCCACAGTGTTCGCATTGAACAGTGTTTTCCATGTTGTTATCGTCTGGCATGTCTTCATCCTCTGGTCCCATGCCACCGGCGTCGCCAGTTGCATCTACCTGTGACCAGTCAGGCTTAGAAAGGTAAATGTCTCCATCGTCATCTGGGTCAATTGCATGCATGGCAGCGATCGCTCCAAAAGCGATTCGATTAGCAACAACCTTCAGCTGGTGAGGGTCGGTTGCGTAACCAGTAATACTGATGCTGTCATCGTCATTAACAAGAGCGATCGAGGCGTATGCCTCAAGAATTTGCGAAATGTCATTAGCAAGCATCTCGTGCTCGCTAACAATGTTTACGCCATACTTCTTTGCAGCTGACTTGATTCGCGACTTAATGCGAGCAAGTTGTGCCGCCGTGTACAGGTTGGCGTTTTTTGGTTGATTAATGTATGACCAAGCAGAGCGAACGTGACCAGCACCATTAATTGGGTAACGCTTGACCTTGTCCTTTTGATAACCGGGATCAGCGTAAGCAATGTCGCCGTAAGGCTTCTTGGGGTCCTTGGCTTCAGCCATGTCCTCAAGAGCCGACTCAACAGCATTGCGAATAATGGCAGCCGTGTCGATCTCGTTTTCAAAACGCTCTACAATTTCAACGTTTTCAATTGACTCGTAGATAGCAAGTCGGTTGCCAGCAGTGTACGATTCGGCCAATGCAGCGTAGTGAATCTCTGCGCCTTCAACACCCGGGCTGTTTGTAAAATCAATACCGTGAACCATAAGGTCATCGGCAGTTGTAGCTTCTTCTCCGTCTGTGTGCATGGTAGCGCGAGGCTCGCCCATCCACTCACCACGAATTGAAACGCCCTTAATAAAGCTGCCCGCAGCAAGATTTGCAACGTCACGACCAGCAGCCGTATTTGCAATCTCCGCTTCAAAAGCGGCTGATCCGTCAGGCAAAAGATTTACTTTTGTAATACGACCAACGGTTGATGTCGCATCGTCCTTAAAGGCCGCAGCGTGGCTAGTAGCCATATTGAGGGGCATGCCTTCACCCTTAGCAAGGTGTTCGTTCATGCGGTTTACTGCCTTAGCAATGTTTCCCTTTGTATAAAGACGGCGGTTTTTAGACACACCAGGCTTTAGAAAAATACCACGAATTGTTGCGGCTTTTGTTGAGGCCATTTCTGAAATCTCCTGAGATTCTTTGGCATTAAGTTTTCTCATAATTCCATTTACCCAGGAACGTCCAGCGTCTCCGCCCCAACCCAACCACGCGATGTAACCGGCAGATGGATTTGACTGATTTGCCCAATCCTTACCTTTCTTGTCAACTTCGTGACGAGCAAAGTAAGAGTGCATGCGCTTGATCGTGTCTGCGGAAATGTTTTTACCATTAGAAAGGTCGCGAGCGCGAGCAACACCAACGGCGGTCATGCCGCGTCCGTGCTCCTTGCGCAGCTCGAGTGATCTTGCTGCGTTCTTTCGAACTTGTTCTGGTGGTGAAAAACTGTCTGCCATAATTTAACTTTTAGTAAGGGATATACGTTTTGCGACGGTGCTTCCAGCGACCCTTTTTTTTGAAGTGTCTCGCTCTTGGCTTAAGGTGTGATTTGAAGTGCTTTGACGCTTCGGCACGGCCCCAACCAGTTCTGCCCATATATTTGGCTGAACCGATTTCTTTTAAGAACTTTTTGTTTCTACCAGTAACTTTAAGTTTTGGCAGACGGGCTTTTTGTTCAAAGCGAATGTACTTGATTCCAACCGCTCTGTTTTTTATGCCCTTTAGGTATTCTCTGCGGTAGATTCTTGCATCAGCCGCATAACCCTTTGACTTCGGGTTGAACTTGTGAATTTTGTCTATAATTGCAGCAGATTTTGTGTGGCGAAACTTACCTTTAGCTTCTCGAGCCTTTCGTAAGTTATTGCGTTCTGCCTCCAACTGAGCGGCGGTTTGCTGCCCCTTTGGATATTTGTGGTGCATTGCATATGCACCAGATCGGCCTAAATAATTGCCAGCCATTAGCCGACTTCTTTAGACACCAATGCTGCTGCCTTAGCGGCGGTCAATCCAGTAAAAGGAATAACGGGCTCGCCGTTATTGAAAAAGTACTGACCGTTAATCTCTATTTGATTATTTGTTGTCATCGTCAGCCTTACTCATGCCTAATAGTTTTTTAAGTGATTCGTAAAGCTCAACAGACTCTGTTGAACCTGGGGCACCAAAAACTTGATCAAGTTTTGGGCTTTGAACAACGTCACCTGATGTTGGTTCCTTTGGGGGCTTCTCGGCCTTTGGTGACTGAGATGTCTTGCCCTTTGCCTTTGCGTTGTTTACCGACGCATCGGGACCGTTGGGATTGGTCTTAAAGGGTTGCATCATGTTAGAGCTCTTGACTTGGGCCTGAACAAGCGCCAGGTTAGCCTTAGACAGTTCGTGAATGTCTTGCCACAGAACAAGATTCTGACGGTCAACAAGAACCGCTTCGTCTCCACCCTCAATAGGTGGCTCGCCAATGTCCATGCGAGCACGGTTAATTGTCCAAGTACCGTTACGAATACGCTGGTCTCGAATGGTTTCGATAACCTCGTCATCTCGCCAGTCAACAACACCGAACTTAAGAGTCCAGTCGGTAATGCCGTAGGCTTGGTAAAGAAGGGAAAAGGCAAACTTCTCAAGAATAAGTTCTTGAATTGGTCCAACAGTGTTCACGCGGAACATCTTGTCTTGCGACGTACCCGTACCACCGCCGATGTTACCGGATTCGATAACACCAACCTTTGATGGCGGAATGCCGTAACCCGAAAGAATTTCGTCACGGCGCTGTTGAAGGGTATTCAGCCAGTTGCTAATTTGGTTTGTGCCCATTTCATGAACAACGGTTCCACCCTTTGTTTCAAAGAGGTTGCCGATGTTACGGGCACCCAAGTTACGGGTTGCGTATTGCTGTGAAAAGCGACGCATTTCGGACTCGGGAAGGGCGATCGGCCAGTCAACGTGTGCACGAAGCGGGTCGCCTTTTTTCATTGTCTCTTTCACCAAAGCAGCGGTAAAAAGCCAAGAAGTAATCGGAAGAATGTTCTTTTGCGTCGGTGATACACCATAAAGGGTGTCACCCGGCGAGTCGAACTTGACGTGAATAACTTCTTGAGGCTTAAACTTTGCCTCTCGGTTTGTCTTTGTCTTTTGGTAGTAACCATTAATAACGCCGTGCTCATCGGCAAGGACTGTCATTGTTGTTGGGTCCAATGAGTACAGAGCAACGGGCTGACCCATTACCCATACAACCTCAGTGAATGAGTCGCCAAAGATAAGAAGGTCGGTAACAACCTTGCGCATCAATTGACGCACATCTTCGTTGGGGTTGATGTACTTAAGAAGAGACTGTACCTTCTTGACTGCCTCGGGGGCATCTGGCTGAGATCCGATTCCGTACACCGTGGTCTCATAGGCAACTTCGAGGCCGCCAGCAGTTGCGGTGCGAGCGATCGTGTCAATAGCGGTGGCTGCCCATGGGCAAGCCAAGTATGCCTGAAGCAATTGATCCATGAACGTATTGCGGTCCATGGTTCCGGCGGTTACGTTTTGACCGGGGTTTGTCTCGGTTGATCCACCGATTGGAATGGCACTGCCAAAACCTGCACGCTTAGGGCTTTGCTTAGGACGTGCCTCGGCAATGCTCATTTCTTCCAAAATTGTGTTGGTGGCCTCTGAGATGCCCTGAAGGAAAGATGTAATTGGCATTTATTTATCTTTCTTAGAAGGGGCTCCAGCTGGAGTCAATAACAAATTTTCCACCAATTAGGGGAAGCGACTCACCTTGGTATTCTTTTTCAGGCCCCATAGCCATTGTATCGGGCAAACCGGTTTTAAACATTGGGTCTTCGTCGTACAAAATAGGACGAGCGTATGTGCCTACGGCCATAATAACATAACGCAAGGCGTCAGCAATGTGGTCATCAACATTCTTCGTTTCTGCATCGTCGGGACGAGCAGAGCTACGAGGCAATGCTGGGATTGTTTCAATAAACATTGGGCACTTGTCCTCAAAAACATGAAGCATTGGGCAAGTGTCCAAACCCTGTAATCTGTGATATTCACAGGCTGGACCATTGTTTAGATAATGGTGGACACGGGACCAACCATTAATTCGGTCGTTGTCGGCGGGCATAATTCCGCAACCTTCAAGACCATAAATGTCAGCGATGGACAGTGGTGTTCCTCGGCTACCCCACATAGATGGGTCAGCCACCCTAATTACACTGTCCTCGCCGCTCGATCGCTCTGTTTCCAGAATGATCTTCGCTTGGGCATCGGCGTTCACTTTCGTGGAATACGCTTCTCGATAGACCCAAATGCGACCGTCGTTATCACATGCCAACCATACAACCGCCCAAGGAGCGGCAAAGCCATAGTCAATACCAGCGTAACGTTGCCATTCTTTTGGAACTGGGAACGAGGGTATGGCATGCTTTGAGTGTTGCCACTGTTCAAAGAACTGGCCCACCATTGCGTCCCAGTCTCCGTCACGCATTGCTGCTCGACGCTGGGGGTCGGGAATCGAATTTAGAACAACGTCATAACCCTCGTTAATGTGAGGGTTGTCAGTTGCTTTGGCGGGGATAAATGCCACCGTGCGAGTGAGGCTTGTGCCCTCAATATTCTCAGTGAACAGCTCTTTGCCGCGCTTTGTGGGATTAACAAATCGATCTTTTAGGTACTTGTGACCGACGCCGCCAGGGTTAGTGGCCAAGCGCAAACCAACAACAGGAACCAATTTGTTACCTGAACGAAGACGCTCTTCGATCTGCTGAATAACAGCAGGAAGCATTAGCGAGGCTTCGTCAATGTAAAAAGCTTGATACTCACCACCAAGAATACGAGACGCATCTTGAAGGTTTTCCGCATAGGAGAAGTTAATAATCGAACCGTTGGGGAACTTTAACACTTTTTGAGTGGAGTTCCACTTTGCACCGACGGGTGCAGCGTAACGACGCTTGGCCAATTCTGCAAGGAATGATTCTTCAAGCTCATTGTAGGTACGACGGAAACAGCCGATTTTCATACCCGGGAAATTTGCGGCATTCCAGATCGCATCCATAACAAATGCGCAGGACTTGCCGCCACCTGCTGCACCACCATAAAGAATGGCATCGAGGCGCTGCCTTGAGGCTTCGTGAAAAGCCTGCTGGCGTGGTGTCGGCGTATAGTCAAGAAGGGTAAATGTGTCGATCTCAGGCGGTTGTACCGTATCCGAAATTAACTTACCAAAGTTAGCCATTAACTAAACCAGTAATAAAAAGACCAAGCGGTTCCAAGAACAATTGAAGCAAGGCAAACCATAATCAACGCTGAGTTGAGGGTGGTAAGCATTGTTAGATACTTGATCTGTGTTTCCTCTTTAATCAAAGCAAGGATGTTGCTTCGATCGGTCATTGCCATGATCTTTTCGTACTGCTCGTCGCCTAGGGCTTCTCGAGCAGCAAGTTCTTCGCTGCCAACCGGGTGGCCAGCAGAAAAAATTACTTGTTCAAATTCTTCGTCCCAGTTTTTGCCTGACATAATCCTTAAACCTGAAAGTTGTCGGTATCGCCATCAGTCATTAATCTGCGAATGAACTCGTCATGGGCTTCCCATTGAAGATCAATTGGCAGCTGGCGAACCAGCTTTATTTGCCAATTTTCAAATCCTAGATACAAAAGTTCATCAGTTGTGGGGGCAGAATTTTCCCGATTGTATACCATAATGGTACCATTAATTTTCTAAAAGTCAAGTGTTTGTGCGTTGATGGCGCGCAGGTGGTTGTTCGGTTACAAGCTGAATGCCATCAGTCGAAAGAATTTGACGCTTGTAGGCTTTCCACCTAAAGCGGTCGGGGCCACCAGCATCGACCCATTCCACGTAACAAGAGATGCACATGGCAGTTTTTACGGCGGGAAGAACTGCGCAGATTTCACAGGGTTCTGTTGTTTGACGCTTACGCTTTTTCTCTACGTTTTCCTTCATTGCAAAAACGCTTTCGTGAACAAGGCGCAGATTTTCTTCAATCTCGATCAAACGACGTTCGATTTTTTTCACCTGTTCACGGACTGGGTCATAAACCTTGCGTCCCTCCAGGTTCGCAATAACGTTGCGCTCAACTGAAGAACTGCTTGACTTTGACCCGCTGCGAGATGCTGCGAAACCGGGACTTGAACCAGAGTTTGATGCGGTAACTTCAATATCGTCTCGACGAACCAATTCCTCAAAATCCTTGAGGTTAAGACGGTTTGCCATCTTATTGATAGAGTCAATGGTTTCAGTCATGCGCTTAATACGCTGCTGCGATCGACGGCTCAGTTTACCGGACACTTATTTCTCGTTCCTTAAAATATTTTCCCAGTTCAGTAAACATTTTCTCACAATTATTTGAAAAGTCAATTGTTTGAATTGTAAGCCCAAAGAAGTTCAATAAATTGATCGAGACTCATAGTCACATAGCTTTTTGATGCGTTTTTGCCACGACGCTTGTGAAATACGGCAAAGAATTTATTTGCTTTGCCCCCAGAAACTTCTGCTTGATTCATCCAAGTCGACAGCGTCATCTCTTTATGATTTTTGCACTCAACAACAATCGGGACATTACCGATGTCGCCCAGAGGAGAGTTGAGCTCGTTTCGTTTTGCGTCGGGGAAACCGTTCTCACGAAGGTATGCCACGATCTCTGACTCGTAAGAAGTACCCTTGGCTCTTGCTTTACTCATAAAAACCTTCTAATGTGCTTTCGTTCCAGTAGTACCCGCAGCAGTTGCATTTGCGATGCAGGTGATTATCGTTGTTTTCTCTGCCACACAAACACTTTGAATCCGGCGGAAGCTGAACAAAAGTTGTGGTGATGTTTCCTGTCACTTCTTTTGAAGACTCAATCCATTTTTTGCGGCCTGGTTCAAAGATGTAAATAATCTTTACTTCAGTGTTTTCGCAGGTCGCTCCGCATTGCGGACATTCTGCCTTGGCGTTAAATTGTCTGTTTTCGCTCATTAGTTCTTCTCAAAATAGAGTCGATACTTGTTCAACATGTCAATCGGCTCTCCATCGTTTTTAATAACAAAATCATGTTGAAAAAAGTTCAACTCTGACGAATGATTGTTTGCCGGGCTGACGTTTGGTCTGTTGATACGAATAATGTATCCGCCATTTTTCCAAATTGCTCGAGCTTCATTTGGGAAGCGAACATCAGAAATAACAAGATTGTTTTTGGGGGCGTTTTGAAACAAAGCATCAACCCAAATGTTTTCGCCGATGATGTTGCGCCCAACTTCGGTGCCCATCTTTTGAAGCAAAAACCTAATTTCAGAGAAGTCTCTCTTGGCTTTGTCCCACCCCAAATTATCAACAAGATCTTGAAGGCGGAAAAACCCACCTGTATTGTCGGCATTTACGATGGGGTTTAATTCATAAAGAGCTTGCCGCATTGGGTCAGCAAATGCCATTTGCGAGAAATTTTCGTGCTCAACCAAAAGGTCAGCAAAGGTGTTTTTCCCAGAACCCGCATATCCTGCGAGCCCTATGATCATCGAAGATCGTCCAAGAAAGCCTTGAGACCAAACCAAATCAGGTAGTAGGGCCAGCACAAAATGTCAAGAAAAAGATTTTTAGCAAACTTAGCGACGCCTACATCAACGCCAGCTTTTTTAGTAATTCTACGAGCAATTACCAAAAGTCTAATGCCAGCAATTATGGCGATCAACAAATAAAAAACTGCAATCCATTCAAGAGTTTTCATTTTTTCTTTCTTGTAGTTCGTTTTGATACGACTCGATTAATGACCAAGTCTCCCAGAGTCTATCAATTAACCAATAGGTGTCAAGTGTTATTTGATTTAAAAGATCAACAATTATTGGGTTTATACCAGCATCTTCAAGGGCAAAAACAATATCGACGTGAGCTACTATTTGCTTCGCTATCTCCTGTTCTTGTTTTGTTGCCATAAAAAAAGCATATACGCAACAACTTAAAAAGCAAGTCTTTTTGGGGTGATCACAAATGATTAGGGTGATCATATGTGATCAGGCTGCTGATCAGGGATTTTAATGCATAATCCCTGATCGTGAGGGTGATCACACAAGAACAGGCTATATATATTAATAAAGATATTAATTACTAAAGGAATTTCGTCACAAGTGACGCTTTGATAATACTTGACAAACACTTGCGGCATGTGGTATCTTTGCAGTATTCGCGGGTTAACACGCGATAGTTCAGGAGGAACAAAATGTCGAACACTTCGACCATTATCACCGTGCTTGTTGGCTTTGCTGGCACAGCAGGCGCAAGCATTGTTGCTTTTATCAAGCAGGCTACTAAGGCTACTGAGAGCGTGAACGCTTTGGTGGTTCGTTACGAGACGATGCTTAACACCGTGCTCAAGGAGATCACCGCTCTCGAGGCTCAGGTTCAGGCTGCGCTTCCAGCCCCGGCTCCTACCACGGCTCCGGCAAAGGCTCGCGCACCTCGTAAGACGGAAACAACCAAGCGTCTGCGCTAAAGGTTTTCCGAGGTAGCTCAGAGGCAGAGCAAGCGACTGTTAATCGCTGGGTCGCAGGTTCGATCCCTGCCCTCGGAGCCAAATCGATGGGTAGCGAAGTGGCCAAACGCTTCTGGCTGTAAACCAGACCTCAGTAGAGTTCGGGGGTTCGAATCCCTCCCCATCGACCAGTGGCAGATGGTGTAATGGCAACACTGGGCACTTTGGATGCTCCGTTCTAGGTTCGAGTCCTAGTCTGCCAGCCATTTCTAAGGAGAAAATATGACAGATGAAATAAACGCAATTGAGTTGGATACGGAAGCATGGCCCGAGCCATTGTACGAACGTGCCATTTCTTTGAAAAGCGGTGAAGCAAAGCTCAAGATTTTTGACAACGAAGAAGGTTTTATAATTCTTGTTGACACTGTTCAGGGCGGTGCGATCATTGACTTGATTCCAGAATACGAAGAAGCAATCGAACGCTGTGAATGTCTTGCCGCTGCTTTCGGCCCTGAAGTCGAACAAGAAGAAGATTAATGCTTACAGCCGTTGAACTCTTTGCCGGGGTCGGCGGCTTTGGCATTGCTCTTGAGCAAAACAACTTTGACGTTGTTGCTCAGGTTGAGATCGACAAAAGAGCTCGCAATGTTTTGCGGGAAAAGTTTCCCAACTCACTGCTACTTGAAGACGTAAGGAACGTTACCGGTGACACACTCAAATCAGCAGGTTTTATTTCCGATGGCGGAATTATCACCGGAGGGTTCCCCTGCCAGGACTTATCCGTGGCTGGAAGACGTGCTGGTTTTGATGGAGAGCGAAGTGTACTCTTCTACGAATTTGCGCGGATCATCGAGGAGACGCAGACGGAGTGGGTCATCCTCGAAAATGTTCCAGGACTACTATCAAGTAGAAACGGTAGAGACATGGGAGCAGTTATTGGTACGCTGGCCGAACTCGGGTATGGCTGTGCCTGGCGCGTGTTGGACTCAAAAAAGTTTGGAGTACCCCAGCGGCGGCGGCGAGTCTTCGTTGTTGCGCGACGTTTTGGAGACGCAGCCGGTCCCGCAAAAGTACTATTTGAGCGCAAAGACGTGCGAGGGCATTTTGCGTCGGGCCCAAGAACGAAACAGGGAGTTGCCAGAGAAGCTGAAAGCAGCTCTACTCTCTCAACTGGAAAAATTGTCTACGGGAAG